GAGTACTAGAATGACTAAAGTAACTATCGACGAACAAGAGTTTGACACTGATGACATGACTGAAGAGCAGATTGGTATTCTTAATCTGTTACAACAGAACTCTGTGATTCAGGGTCAGCTTAACCATCAGCTAGGATGCTTACAAGCTATCGGTCAAATGAAGACTGCAGAACTTAAAGCATCACTAGGTGTTGAGGATACAGATGCCCCCGCCGAAGAAGCGTAGGCATAACTCTAGAAGGTATCGCAGTGGCTTAGAGAAAGAGGTTGCTGCGTACCTTACCGCTGAACAAAAGCAAGTCAGGTATGAAGTACTAAAGATAGAATGGGAAGACCTACGCTATCGTACTTACACACCTGACTTTGTTTTAGATAACGGTATAATCATTGAGACTAAAGGGATCTTTGATAGTGATGACAGACGTAAGCACTTGGAGGTACGAAAGCAGCACCCTGAGTTAGACATACGGTTTGTCTTTAGTAACGCTAAGGCTAAGTTATATAAGGGAGCCAAGTCTCGTTACTTTGATTGGTGTGACAAGAATGATTTCATGTGGGCACACAGGGTTATACCTGAGGCATGGTTGAAAGAGAAGGGCAAGCCGATTAAAGTAGATCGCATTGCACTTAAGCACAAGAGGAAAACTTAAATGACGTATCAGATTAAAGACAATGAGGTAGCCTTTGTACTTAAGCCACTAGAGTATGACAAAGATGGCAACTGGACAGGTGATTTATCTACGGCTATAGCGTTGCACCCGGACAACACTTTAAGTAAGGTAGACTTAGCACAGATGATTAACTTAGTTACTTTGCTAGGGGCATTCCTAGAGGTATCACAGTATGATGATTATGTGTACGATACCGTTGAAGCTGAGAGAAATAGATTAATAGATCTTGACATGTCAGACGAATCTGATATATACGAGGAAGTAGAAGGCACTGGTGGTAAGGTAGTACGCCTTACTGCATTCACTAAGACACAAGGTAACGCATGATTAGAGAAGAACCAAAGATGACAGGACACGATCCAGTAAACAAGCCTGTGCATTACAATCAGTCAGGTATAGAATGCATTGATGCTATTGAAGCTATGACAGAGAATATGTCTGGCTCATTGGCACCACAGGCAGCTAACGTACTTAAGTATATGTGGCGCTGCGAGTACAAGAATGGCTTAGAAGATATAGATAAAGCTATCTGGTACTTGAACAGGTTGCGTAAGCGTTGGGTGGAGACACACAAATGAACACTAAAAGATTCAGTGTAACGTTTATTATGTCAGTAGACAAGAACAATAACATACTATCCTCAGATGACAGGTCACACAGTGAGGACGTATACGATTTAATAGTTGATACGTTCTACGATACAGATGATGTTGAAGTAGAAAACTTATATGTAAAGGAGCGCCCATGATTAACGAGACAGACTTAGAAGCATTCGGTTACTTCGATATGTTTCAGAACAGTACAGACTACGATAAAGATCCTGTACGTTTCTATAGTCAGTTTGTAGAGGATAAAGTATTCACCAAAGGGCGTGAACGTCTAGTAGAGAATACGCTAGGCTTAGTAGGTGAAGCAGGTGAAGTGTCAGAGAAGGTCAAGAAACTATTCCGTGACAAGTCTAAGTTCTCTGATGAAGAAGTACTGAAAGAGTTAGGTGATGTACTGTTTTATGTAACAGCCTTGTCTAACATCTTTGGTGGCAATCTAAAGGCAGTCATGGAAATGAACATGACTAAGCTAGATGATCGTGAACAACGAGGTAAACTTAAAGGCTCAGGAGACAACCGATAATGAGTAACTATCTACCAACAGACTATCAGAGCTTCATTGCTCTATCACGCTACGCTAAGTACTACGATGGTGAAGGCCGTGAGAACTGGGGTGCTACTGTAGGGCGCTACATACTTAACCTTGTAGACAACAAAGTAGATCAAGCTACGTCAGATGAAATACACAATGCTATCTTGAACTTGGAAGTGATGCCATCTATGCGAGCCTTGATGACTGCTGGCCCTGCACTTGACAGGGACAACACTGCTGGGTATAACTGTAGCTATCTACCCGTAGATGACCCTAAGTCCTTCGATGAGGCTATGTACATCTTGCTCTGCGGTACTGGTGTTGGCTTCAGTGTTGAACGGCAGTACGTTAGTAAGCTCCCCGAGATCCCTCAACTGTTCGACAGTGAGACTACAATCGTCGTTAAGGACAGTAAGGAAGGTTGGGCTAAAGCTTTCAGACAATTGTTGGCACTCCTCTGGGCTGGTGAGATCCCTCAGTGGGACATTGGATTAGTACGTCCTGCAGGTGCTAGGCTTAAGACGTTTGGTGGTAGAGCAAGTGGCCCAGCGCCTCTAGTAGAACTATTTAACTTTGCTATCACAACTTTCAAGAATGCACAAGGCAGAAAGTTAAGCAGCGTAGAGTGTCATGACTTGATGTGCTTTATTGGTCAGATTGTAGTAGTCGGTGGTGTTCGTCGTAGTGCTATGATTTCATTGAGTAATCTATCAGATGATCGTATGCGTCACGCTAAGTCAGGTCAGTGGTGGGAGACTGCTGCATGGCGAGCCTTAGCTAATAACTCTGTGAGCTACACTGAGAAGCCAGACATGGAAACATTCATGCGTGAGTGGCAATCCTTGGTAGAGAGTAAGTCAGGTGAGCGTGGTGTATTCAATAGGCAAGCAAGCAAGAAGCAAGCTGAGAAGTATAACCGAAGGGATAGTAACTACGACTTTGGTACTAACCCGTGTAGTGAGATCATCTTACGGCCATACCAATTCTGTAACCTAACGGAGGTAGTAGTACGTGCTACGGATACTGTGGATGATCTGGCTAGAAAAGTTAAGCTGGCTACGATTCTGGGAACCATTCAATCCTCATACACAAAGTTTCCCTACTTGCGTAAGGTGTGGGCAAACAACACAGAAGAAGAACGCTTGCTTGGTGTGTCACTTACGGGAATAATGGATAACCCCTTGATGACCCATAAGAATAAAGGTTTGGAGAAGACACTTGAATATCTTCGTGGGATCGCTGTATCTACTAATGCTGAATGGGCTGACCGTCTTGGTATACCTGTATCTGCTGCAATTACATGCGTCAAACCGTCAGGGACGGTATCGCAACTGGTGGATAGTGCCTCTGGCATACATGCTCGCCACAGTCCCTATTATATCCGTACTGTCCGTGGTGATAATAAAGATCCACTAACACAGTTCATGAAAGACAAGGGTGTACCTAACGAGCCGTGCGTTATGAAGGGTGATACTACTACCGTGTTTAGCTTCCCGGTTAAGTCACCTAACAAAGCAGTCACTAGAAACGATATGACAGCCATAGAGCAGCTTAAGACGTGGCTGACGTACCAACGTGCATGGTGTGAGCATAAGCCCTCTGTGACGATCTCTGTGCGTGACCACGAATGGCTACACGTAGGTGCCTTTGTTTACGAACACTTTGATGAGATGTCAGGTGTGTCTTTCTTGCCACACTCAGATCACACATATCAGCAAGCACCTTATCAGGATTGTACTAAGGAAGAGTATCAGCAACTGTTAGCTACTATGCCTAAGAGCATTGACTGGACAGAGCTTACTCAGTACGAAGATGAGGACAACACTGCAGGTAGTCAAACTATGGCGTGTAGTGGTGACACATGCGAGATAGTGGATCTGACATGAGCGTGTATGTATTAGTGGGGCGGGTTGACTGCCCTCACTGCTCCAGTGCTATGGGTTTATTGAGGGATAGTCGTATTGCAGTGCAGTACTACTCTCTCAATGACTCAAAGTGGGTACTTGACTTATTTAAAAAGTCTGGTATAAAGACTGTACCTCAAATATGGGATGCAGAAGGTAATCACATAGGTGGTTATACTGAACTCAAAACTCTCTTGAAAGGAGATTGACATGACAGGTATTGAATTTATGGCTGTTGCAACTATTGGTATGGCTGCAGTTGGTGAAGTTGTTAGCCTTACTGCAGAGTATGGCCCAGCGCTTATTGAACAAGTAAAGGGTTGGTTCTAACATGTATGTTCTAGTACTCATAATGATGTTCGAAGGTAAGATTAAAGTCCAATCTTTCGATGGTTTATTCATGGACGTTAAGTCCTGCAATCAACTAGCTACCGAAATGGAAGAGCGTCTTATGAGTACTAGACCTACTCCAGAATCGTCTGCTAACACATACTGTTTCCAAGTACCAGAAAGTGCATAATGAATAGCTCTGTAAGAAAACCGTTTGAACCACACCTGTATGATCGCTTCGATAACCCAGCTAAAGTACGGCTTATTGAAGTCCTTGAAAGAGAAGGTCATGAAATATCCTCTGTAAAAGAAAACTACTATGCAGATGTAGAGTCAACTAAGGATGGCGTTACGTATTATAGTGAGGCAGAGGTTAAGCGAGGGTGGGTGGAAGCTTGGCCTGCTACTTGGGCTGAGATACGTATACCTGATCGCAAGACACGGCTGTTAAAAAAGTACGATTACAAAGTAAACTTCTTTGTTTTCAATAATGATCTGACATCTTGCTGGAAGATACTAGGATCACAGATGACAGACGATACTATCCGTGAAGCTAGAGGTAGACGTATCATGAAAGGCGAGAAGTTTTTCCATATACCTTACGGGGAAGCGGAGCTAATTGTTTTGTAATGGATAATGTAATCCCAGTTAAACAACGGCGCACCCGTCGAAAGACAAACTACAAGAACGCTGAACAAAAGAATACTTCAGGGCTTCTACCACGGACAGACAAACAGAAGCTGTTCATAGATGCCCTGAAGGAGAACTCACAAGTATTCGTGCTTGGTCCAGCAGGTACAGGCAAGACATACGTTACAGCTACCTTTGCTGCTGACTTGTATATCACAAAGAAGATTGACAAGATAGTTATCACTAGGCCGCATGTAGCTGTAGGAAAAGACTTAGGCTATCTACCCGGTAGCTTAGAAGAAAAGACATACCCGTGGGCTTTGCCTGTGCTTGATGTGCTAGAGAAACATTTAGGTAAGGGTAGTGTAGATACAGGAGTTAAGAATGGTAATATTGAAATGGCACCTCTGGCACTCATGCGTGGTAGGAGCTTTGATAATTCATTTATTATTGTAGATGAAACACAGAACATCACAACTCACGAGCTAAAGATGCTGTTGACAAGGGTAGGTGAAAACAGTACAATAGTTCTCAATGGTGACGTACAACAGTCTGACTTAAAAGAAGCTGATGGTTTATCTAAAGTGATACACTTAGCTAAGAAGTACATGCTGCCTGTGCCTATCATAGAGTTTGGTGTGGATGACATTGTACGTAGTGACATCTGTGCTGAGTGGGTCAAAGTGTTTATGAAGGAAAACCTATGAGTAATAGCTTAGAACAAGAAGCCTTAAGGCTCACAAAAGCTAAACAAGAAAAGTTCTACGATGAGTTAACTACGCTACTCATACCAGCACACAGGTATCTAGATGCTAATCTATATGAGTCTCGCCCAAAGGATAGAGCAAAAGAGAGGCTAGATGATGTAGCTCTCATAGCTAGGTTTGCTGCAGAACTATATGGATTGAAATAAAAAAAGGGGGCTTAGTTGCCCCCTCTTCTTTTACTGCATTGTCGAATAAGGCTGAGCCTTTAATTCTTGTAAGTCTATCTTAGCATTAAATATCCTCAACTCATCCCAATTAAAGTCTTTTATATTAGCCTTATATCCTTCATCTCGCATTTCACTCATGGCCTTTGCTCTTTGTTCAGCAGTGCCATTACTTAAAGCTTTCTTTCGTACTACTTGTAGGTAGTCCTCACCCGTTGAAGTCACCTCAACACTATCACGAACCATAGAGCGGATGTTCTGCACTTCCTTGTTAACTCTACTACGCTTCTCTGTAATGTCCAACTTCTTGAACTCAGGGTTGTTAAGCAGTAAGCCCATACGCCTTTCTAAGATAGGTGCCATAGTCTCGTTGAATATTCTATCATATGCTGGAATGTTAGACCTTTGATCTTTTGTCCAAGACTTAATCCCTGACAGAGAGTACATCTTTTCTGTAGCGGTTCTACTTGGTACAACTTTTAGTCCAAAGATCCTAGCTAACGGATTAGGATCATATATCTCACCCTCTCGTGATGCTACACGTAAACTCTCCCCTGTGATACTATCTACTTCACCCGCAATAGCCTCTAAGATGTTATCGAAATAGCGAGTAGCTGATTGGTTAAACTTAGCGTAGCCTCTAGCTTGACGTGGATCTTTAAGTGTATCTACATCAAACATAAACCCTGCTAGTTTATTGATAGGATCTAGAGGTCTAAACACACCAGCTACAATGTTACCTACAGGCTTACCTACAGCTTCTGCTGCACCTTCACCCATCTCGTAAGCACGTTTAAATACACCAGCGTCTTCTACATATTCTTTACCGGGTTCTGTAAAACTATTATACAAATCCCTGAATACGTTAGTACGCTCAGCACCTGTATCTGCACCACCAATAGGCAGGAAGTAATCTAGCGTGTTACTTAAGTCTGTACCGAACTGTGCATCTCTAGCGACTTGACCTATAGCTAACTGTTTCCCTAAGTCTTCACGCATCTCACGAGTGACAGGCTCACCTTTAGCCATAGCTTTGCCTACCTTACCAGCAGCTAATAGATACGATAGAGGATAAACATTCTCTACATCAATAATAGTACTACCATTCCTAAGTTGATAAGTGCCTAAGCCTTGCTCTTCCTGTGATTCAGATACTTGTGTTGCATACATAAGTGCAGATGTCCCGATAGTAGCACGAGCAAATGCCTCACGATCTTTCATAGTTTGACCTAGAGATCTATTCTTACGTAAGATGTTACTAGCTGGCCCAGCGTAAGCCAATGGCCCCCACTGATAGGCTGATGCAACAACGTTGTTCATGAATCGACCAAATGGAAGTATCGTACCTAAGCCGGGTATAGCAGAGAATGTCTCTACTAGCTTAGCCATATCACGTACACCTCTAGCTTGATCTTTTGTAGTGTAGTCCTTAGCGAATACAGACTTCATAGTTGTGTCTAATGCTAAACCTGTAACCTCTTCATCAATGAGATCTAAGTTGCCTTCTTCTAGTACGTTAGCTAAGGTCTTACCGTGTTTAAGATCTAAGTACTTATCTAGCTCAGCCATAAACATCTGTGACTTAGTAAAGCTATCTTGAATACGTACACCCGTTAGATCATTAGCTGCCCCTACAACTTTCTCAATGCCGTACTTGCCAAAGACTAACTTACTCTTAGGGTTGATACCGAAACGATCTGCTGTACGTTCAACACCAGCACCCACTGTCTCAAAGAGAACCTTTTGTACGTCAGGCTTAGCATCTAACAGTTTCATGTAAGCATCGTAGCTTGTCAGAGGGTCAGCGAAGTTCTTCATCTTCTGACCTTGAATGCGGCTATACACTTTAGCTTGTCTGTATAGTTCCTTGTTGCCTGTCATGACAGCCTTAGCACCAACCATACCAAAGTTCATTAAGTCTGCTGCTGATTGACCTAGTGCAAATGAACCAAAGCCAGCAAGGTTAGCTGCAGTTGTAGCAGGTGATGATACAAGCAAACGCTTCCATACATTCTGTGCATAACCTGCACGTTGCATAGTAACTTCTTGCATTTCCTTAGCTGTAATCTCATCTACTGCAGCGTTAAGTATATCATTACCAGCCACAGTAGCTTTGTTTATTCTGTTTCTAGAGTGTGAAAGCACAGCCATAGAGGAGCCTAGCCCATTAATAGACTTAGCTAAGACATCTCCTAACTGCATAGGGTTAGTGATGTACTCACCTAACGGAACCATAGTAGACTCTTCGATCATCTTAGAAATCTCTATGAAGTCTTCCTCTGGCATAAACTTAACCATGTTAGTCAGGATGTCAGATACAGTCTTACCTTTCTTGCTGATCTTGATGCCTGAATCAATAGCTATTTGAGTAAGTCCACCCTTACCGTCAACGCCATTTATAATCTCAGCGAATACAGTCTCAGGCATAATCTGATCAGAGATCTTAGCCTCACCACGAGCTACCTTCTTGTTCCACGAATCGTAAGCTTGACGTACAGCCTTCTTAGCTTTCTCTTGGTTCTTCTTCTCAAGCATAGGTAAGAAGTCTTCCATAGGGCCAGTGCGCTGGGCTAAGTCTAGTTTATCGGCACCCTCTTGAAAGCCAGACGCACCCTTTAACTTGCCAAAGGTGTACTGAGCAGCAGGACCAACTAAGCCACCCATAGCTGTAGTCATCATGGACTGCATACGGTTAAACTTATCTTGGTAGTTTGCTTCGATGTATATATCTTGAATAGCACCATCTTGATAGTAAGCTACTGCACCATCAGTTACAGCCGTAGCTATAAGAGCATTACGATTGCCTTTCTTAGCTGCTTCTGCTGTCACCATTTTAGCTGCAGCCTGCTGTTGCTTAGCTAGAGCTAACTTCTTAGCGTTCTCTACAGCAACTTCTTTAGCTTTCTTTGCTGCAGCACTACTGATCTCCATCTTCTCTAGCTTCTTAGCAGTAGCTTCAGCCGCCTCAGTAGCAGCCTTTTGTACAGCTTGCTTAGCAGCACCGCTTTTAGTAGCTCGTTTAGCAGCCTCTTCTGCAGCCTTCTTAATAGCTAACTTACCACCTTGAGCTATAGTTACAGTACCAGCCTTAGCTAAGCCGCCAGTGATTAGACCTATGTAGTTAGATGGGTCAGATGCTGCAGCCGTAACGTAATCGTAGATACCCTCTGCCTTGCCGTACAAGCCATCATTAGTCCAGAAGCTACCCAACCTATCATAAAGCTTGTAAGCCTCACCAGCGACCTGTTTCTGACGCTCGTTAGCCCTATTCATAAAGACTACTTCACCTGCAGTAGAGATAGTGTTAGTGTTGAACCATCTCATATCCTCTACAAAGTCATCTACTACATTTGCAGCATCCATGCCTTCGTAGTCAACGCCCTTCTTAGCTATCATGTACTCACGAATAGTATTAAGGTTCTGTGGCTTTAGTAAGTCTGCTTGTTTAAGCTTATCACCCGGCGATACATTAGGTTCATACGGTGACTCAGGTTCATCAGGATCATCACCTTCCATGAACTTAAACATGTCTTCTACATTTGCGGTAGGTGTAGCACGAGGCTCAACCTCATCTGCACTACTGTCTAAGCCTGTACTAAAGTCAGGTAAACTATCTGTACCGTAAACCTCGTTAAAGATTTCTTCTAGTGTTTTAGCCATATTAATTACCTGCTAATGCTTCTGCTAACTTATCCAGTCGTGCTTCTATAAATTGCTCTACTTCCTCTGGTAAATCGTTCTCAAAGAGAAACTGAGAGAATGCAGCTTTGAGATCACGCTTTGTACCTGCACTGTACTCTCTTTCTTCGAACTTCTTAGCGAACTCATTAATGGCCTTCTCTGTTAGATCTTTCAGTGCTTCATCTGATAAGCTTGCGTCATCTAGCTTCTCAAAGTATTTCTGACCTAAAGATTCACCTACTCTGTAGTCTTCGCCTCCAACAGTTACAACAGTCCCTGCATCTATGGATTCAATGTTAGCTTGACCTTGACCCATATCAGCAAACTCAGTAGCAGGCTGATCTTTTGCTATGTTAACACCTAAGCCTTTTTGAAAACGCTTAAAGCCTACCTCACCACCTACCACGCTAGTAGGTAATCCTTTTTCTTCACGCTCTTTACGTGACATACCTAGCCATTCTTCGTAAGTCACTCCTTTAAGCTTAAACTCATCAGCAGAGGGTGCTGCAATAGTCTCTACCTCTGGCGCTTCTGTTACAGCAGGTCCAGATTCCAATTCAGGCTCTGCAACTTCTTCTTCTGCAGCACCTAAAGCAGCCTCAGTTAAAGCTGTAATATCCAACTCATCAGCCATTCCCAAGCCTACAGTATCTACTTCAGTAATAGACGCCCCTCTAGCTTCAGGTCTAAGCTTACTAGCGTTCTCTTCTGACATCTCACCTTTAGCTACTAATGAGTCTAAGAACTCTGAGATTAACTTAGGGTCTTGTACTACCTGCTCGCCTTTAGGTCCAGTCAGTGTAATCTTTGCTACAGTATCGCCTAGTCCTGTGTGTAATTTATAGCTACCGTTATTGCCTTCTCTAGTAATAGTCTTACCCATAAAATCTGCAGCACCTGCATCAATAGCTGAGATAATCTGTTCATCTGCTTCATTAGCTACAGCTAATTCAGTGTACAAATCTTCTCCTAAAAGGTCTTTCCAGTTTACTACAGGATCATTGATAGCATCTGCGCCATACTTATTGAACTGTGATTGAGCATACGCAGCGTACTTCTTACGTTTGTACTCTAGTGCAGAGGCACCCTTATCACCTAATTGCTGCAGCCTCAAGTACTCGTCATCAGTCTTCAGGGAGGTATCAATACGTTTCTGTGCGATTGACCAGCTTTTAAGTGCAGCCTCTTGATCGTAGAACTCACCCGGTGTAAACGTAGCGTAAGCTCCCGGCATCATACTTTGATATGCCTGACCTCTAGCTAACTCATTAATGTCATATATAGACATTCCACCTACAGTCTCTTCTTTGTCTAGCTTAGCACGTACTCTATCCTTAGCGCCTACACCCAAAGCACGTTGAAGTATGTTAACTTTAGGTTCCTTCAAGTCACCTGCTTGAGTGTCTAACAAACCAGCACTACGTGACATAAACTCTTCGTAGTCCATCTCAGCGTACATAGGATTCATATCTGAGCTATCTATCATAGCTGATATATCATACTCACTAAGACGTGCTTTACCGCCTCTACGTTTCACTTCAGCTTGAACCATCTTAGAGAGTTCCATTAACCCACCCGGCCCGGAAGAGTGTGCAGCTTGTATCTGTGCTTTACTTACACCTAGTGACTCTAAACGCCTAGCTTCACTCACTAAGGCACCTACAATACTTCTACGTCTGCCTATCTCTGAGCGGCTTTCTTTAGCTAACTCACGCTGCTCTTCTTCATACTTGCGAGCCTCTTCTTCTCTGCGAGTCATACCTGATGCTAATTCACCAAGTGCACCTGCTGCGAAAGCTTTCGGGTTAAACCAACTCATACTATTATCCTCTCGCCATTAGACCAGCACCCTCTGGTGTGGCAGGTTGTTCTTCTGTAGCAGGCTCAGCCTCCATGTCAGCGGGTAGCTCTTCTGCTTCTTCTTCTGCAGGTTCACGCTGTGCTTCTGTATCCATCACAGTTAAGTTCTCAGAAATGTCTTGCATTAAAGCTACACCTTCATCTTCTGCAGCAGTCTTATCAGCACGAGCTAAAGCTGCAGTTAACAACATAGAGATCTTGTCTTTCTCTTTTTGTGCTTTAACTTCATCAGAGTTAACTTCACCCATCTTGTATGGTACATCTAGTGAGTCTGCTGTAGCTGTAATAAACTTGATCAAAGCAGGTTCTACTAAAAGACCTACATCTAAAGTATGCTTACCTTTCATTACACCTGATGTACGTAAAGATTGGGCAAGAGGTATGACAGGAAAGCCTACCTCTAGCATAACCATCATATCGTCTACTACATCAGGCTTAGATAGATGCTTTACGTAATACTGCAGAGTTTCTTCTACAGTGTTCATATCAGGAGGACGCTCCCAACGCCGTTCACCCGGCTTAGAAGTTAAAGACATACCGGGCATGGGAGCGTTTAGTTTAGATAATGCCATTCTCTTTTATCCTACTTAGTGAAACCTGCACCGAAGTACAGGCCTATGATTGCTGATACTATGTGTGTATCTAGTGGAGTGATTACAAAGCCTTGTGCTGTTCGCCACTGTACTGTCTCTGCTGGTCCGAATAGCCAGTTCCAAAAACCACCAGTTGCTTCTGTGTAGCCTACGATCACACCAACCTCAGGATACCACACTGCTACTAGCTTTGGCAAGACAATAATGCTAAATACTGCAGATAAAGCTATAAGTCTACGGGTCCAAGCGAAGTGCTTGTCGTTCTTACCTGCATCTCTAGCTGCGTTAACTTGATCTGCTTTGAAGCTTGCTGTCTGGAGCATCATCTTCTGTTGCTCTAGTTTGTTCTTTTGGTTCTGTCCAATGACAGACATCACTCCACCTAACACAGTAGAGAAGAGCATGGTTATGAGTTCTAAGGGTAAGCCAAACATTATAAAGTTACGTCAGACAGTTTATTATTGGGGTGTAGCTTTTTACCTGATGCGAACTCTTCCACAACATTACCAGAAGCAGTAACCCACTTAAAAACAGGTTTCTCTTTTGTTCCTGACACTTCTACTTTAACAATATCTTCCCAATTCGCAAGTCCTTCACCTAAAAGGTTAGCTTCCTTAGCTCTTCTAGCAGACAAACCAGAAGATGCAAAACCCTCAGAGTGTATTGCATCTCGCATCTCTTTTATAAATTCCCTAACGTCTGGGTTTTTCTTATTAAGAGCCTTTCTTTGATTTCTGCCAAAACTACCAGCATTCCATAGATAGCTCATTAAAGGTTTATGAAACTCTTTATCAACATTGTCAAATATAGATTTATTAGCCTCATACTTTTCTTCTACATACTTATCGGCAAAAGCATCTGCAAACTCTCTCATAGTCTTGTAATTTGAAGGTACTAAATTATACTCATCTGCTTTCTCTTTAGTAATACCGTAAGAGTATGTTGGTGTTGCAGAAAGGTCATCGCCACCCATACCTTCTAATGAAACCATTTCGTCTACTACAGAGCTGTTAAATTTTCTAGAACCAACACCAAAAGTAGGTATATCTGTTATACCCATATCATCATCTGTCTGTTCTTCCGCTACAGGCCTACTACCAAGCCCAGCGCTGGGCAGTTCTTTATCTAAAGCCTCATTACTAAGAGTGTCTACACTAGGTGCATCTTCATCATCTAGCACAGGTAGATCTCTCATCTCACCTTGTAGCTCAAACCTATCACGACTACTGTCTGCACTAACAGTAGGCTGTATGTCAGTCTGCTTAGATGTCATACCTCTGTTTAGTTCAGTAGCTAACATATCTAGAACTTGAGAAGATACACTACGCCTAGTAGTCTTAGGCTTGCGAGCTTCTTGAGTTTCACGAACTAGCCGCTCAAGGTCATCCATAGTCTCA